AGCATTTGAGTCCATCGGAGTCATCTTCGGTGATGACGGACTCGCCAACGCGCAGTTTGACCTGAAAACCGCGGCCAGTGACTTAGGTATGATTATCAAAGTTGCTGAGCCGACGGCCAAGGGCGAACCAGTCGTGATGCTGTCGCGGGTGTACGTGAATCCTCTACATAGCCTCACCTCGATCTGTGAGCCAGCCCGCGCTCTCGCCCGAATTCCCGTTGTCGTGAACAAGGACGTTGCCGCCGGATTGGCCAACAAGGTCGAGGGCTACTTGGTAACCGATGCCCACACCCCAGTCGTGGGGGAATACTGCAAGGCACTTAAGCGCATTTATGGGCTTACGAAGTGCCTGCGAAAAGCAACCGCTGACGAGACGTACAAGCTCGAAACGTCTAGTCCCTACCCATATGATCCGAGTGATCGTGACATATGTGTGAAGGTGGTTGCCAACCGCATTTGTGCTGTAAATGCAAGTTGGGACGGCGTATTGGACACTGAGTGTCTAATCACCGCGCTCAATGCAGCCAAAAGCAAGAAAGACCTAGCCTCCTGCCGTATCACAGAGGCTATGGCCGCCGACCCATCCCAGATTGTCGTAGGGGATGCCGTCGGGCGCGAGTAATCGGACCTGTCGGGTCTGAGTGTCTTGGAGGGCGGGTGGGCCCTGCAAATTTCAGCACACATTACATACTGACGTTTCCACACAACACACATACACCACAGGCATGCCAGCCCGTCGAACCGCCGCACGACCTAAGCGTAACACAGGCGTGCGTTGCAGCATCCGCAAGCGTCGGCCGGCTGCTAGAGCGCCTCGAACGATTCGTTCGCGACGTAATAGCGGCCGTCCGGGGAACGGACAAGCGAAGCTCCAACATGTCGTGAAACACGGTCTCAACGCGTTCAGCAAGGTACACCTGCCACTTCCGATTTCGGCAGGTCCCTACCTAACTGTCACTACGCGTCGCAGCATTGTGACTAGCGACTTCTTGCAGCTGTTCGCTCCGCAGAAATTGAACTCATCGCTCCAGAATTCTGACGATTGGTCCAATTATGTGGGTTTGACAATGCCTACCCCCACCGACCCGATTTACGGAACAAGCTGGAAATTCAAGACGGTTCCCAGCCCGGGCGTCGACGTTGGCGGATTTTTCGAATGTGTCCCATCGGCGTTCTCAGTTCAGGTCATTTCACCTGCCTCACTGACGAACGCAGCGGGTATCGTTCACATCGGACGCACCAAAGGCACCCTCTCTAATCCTAACCCTGCGGACACCCGTACTGGTCAGGACCTTGCTGACTCGCTTTTGAGTTACAGTGAGCCTCGCACCCTCCCAGTTGCCAAACTAGCAATGGGCGCCGTGCAGACTAACGCTGTGCCTTCAAATGTTAACGAGTTGCAGGACTTCGAGGTGATTTCAGCCGGTGCGGACAGCTCCGCCAAAACTTACTGGGGCAGTGGCAACAATTTTGCTGGCTTCAACCCGATATACATTATCAACCCTAATGCAGCCGAGCTCAACGTGACTATCGCCGTTGAGTGGCGTGTTCGCGTTTCGCCCTTCAACCCCATGCATGCTGCTGGTACCCTCCATCCCCCTACCTCTCCTGGCTTGTGGCACTCCATCATGGACGCTGCCCACAACTCTGGCCACGGTGTTGAGGAGGTTGCAGGAGTTGCCGGCGGCGGTGCCGCCGTTCTGGCATCTGGCGGTTTTGAAGCGGCGGCGGACGCAGCCATGGGCTACGCCGGATCTGTCGCGATGTCAGCTCTGGAGTATGCGCCTCTGATGTTGCTTTAGGCCACAACACACACACACGTCAACATACAGCACGAACACATACACGCTGAAAGATACGGGGAGGCACTCCTCGAAAACCCGACGACAAATGTTCTCGCGTTTCTTGGCCGGCAACGTTCCGATGTCCACTCGTTGGACTAAGAATTCACCAGCTAAGATGCGTGCAGGGCGTGCACGCCGCGACTACGTCGTGGCCTCAATCATCAATTCCCTCTCGAAGGCTGACCTTGTTAGTCTTTTGGTAGAGCCGGTCGACTTGGACAGCAAGCCACTTGACTTCCGCACGAGCAAGCAGAACCAGTACGTCATCAACGTATTTGGCACACCGTTTCGCGTTGCGAAAGCCAATGGCCAACCTGTCTACCGTCTTACCGCTTTGGAACACGACACTACGCTGTTCGTTATGCCGTAAGTGTTGGATGGTTGGGAGGTCCGAG